CTTTTTGCTACGTGTTCGATCTGAACCCGTGAACTCTACGAAAGTGAGAATAACATCCGAAATCGAAAAATGTCCATTAATCTTACCTTTTTGAGTGATTTTTACTCATAAGATTAAGTACATTGTTTCTATCGTTTGTTTTTGTATACTAAACTAATAATATACCTCAACTTTGCAAATCCACGTTCTCAAACCAAACACGTAGCAAAAAGACGCCATCTTCAATAGATGATCCACCTTCATTTTATCTATAATATTATAATATTCAATCAACGCCTTGCGTCAGGTTTTCAACTATAATCAATTCAATAAAACAAAGGGCCAATTCTATCTTAGGATTGAAAATGGGCCACGCATGTTCGACACGTACATTTATGCTAGGGACCAGGCTAACCTGGTTTCTTCCTGAATGGAGGGAGTCGTATTTAATAAGGTCGCTTTAATCTCTACTGTATCAGTACCATTACATGATACATATCCAATCGCACCTGCCATTTGATCTCCTGAAACTAGGGAGGTCGCACTGAAAGCTTGTGTTAATATAGAAGAGTCAAGGACTCCATTTTTATAAACCCACGCTTTCATGTCAGTTCCATTTGAAGCGAAACCGCATGACAAGGATAGTTGTAGTAAGTATGCTCCCGCAGGGGGTGTAAATACTCCAACTGAGTTGTTAATCGAGAGATTATTGAAAAGAGCAGTATTAAAAGCAATAGTTGTTAGGGAACCACTTGTCAAACTCTGTGTTGCCGAAAGGGTAAATAGAGCGGAATTACTACCGCTTGAAACAACTTGACTAGGTGATGACTGAGGAACAAAAAGTTCCACATCATAATCCACCCATAATTTTCCTATATCCGCAGCCGAACCTTGGCCTGTGACACAAACGAATAATCGTCCTGCATCATAGGTTGTATAATCGCCTGTGATATTACCCGACCTGACCTGTTTCCGAGGTCCGAAGGGAAACATAGCAGCCACATCTAAGTGACATGTTATGCTTTTCCAACAAACATCTTCAACGGCATCCTGGGTATTAGAAGCTATCTGTTCACTACTAGGAGCAACATCCACTACATTATAATCCGGTGATAAAATCACTGAACCTACTGATGAAGTCGATGTTCTGGTAACATATCTAAAACACATTCTGTGTATTCTATATTGTTGCCATTCTGCTGCTAGGACAGAAAGCCAAGGAAAAGTTCCCACAAGTCCTGGATTAATTACAAACTTTTGACTTGCGTCAAAAGATGTTGAACCAACTATTGTAGAGATGAACTCAGAATTCTTAATTCTACGAGAGGTCATTCTTTCTCGGTTAGGAAATTCCTGCTTTTGTGAATAAGCGACAGGAGCTGCAATTTGTGCATATTCTCTCCCTCTTTCATTCTTTTTCTTACTCTTATTTTTATTTTTATTATTTTTATTATTATTATTTGAGCTCTTTGGGGCTCCTCCATTTTGTTTAGATTTATTCATGATCTGTATTGGATCCCGTGATCAACGGGACTATACATCTATAAGTAACTCTACTTCATGTCTCATTTAAGAATCATTCTGTAAAGATGAGCCGTGTAGTCTCTCGGCATTTTGGTTAGCACGGAAGTATTAAGTACAAGCTCTAGTTAAAGAAACTTATACACCGTTTTGGTCAATTACACTTATAGACCCAATTTTCAGTTTAACAACTTGTTAGGTTGAAACAGTTTAACGACTTGTCCAGGTCGTTTTCATCTAAACACGAACTATTTGCAATGGAGGACACTCAGGTCCTGCTACAGCGACTAACTTAGTCTGAATAAAGTCACATAGATCATTCTTAGTGAAGTTCTTTTTTGTTTTCTTACGAAGATCTCTAAAATCGTTAGAAATTTCATAGAGAGCTTTTTCATCCTTTTTCAACCTTATCTCTTTCGTTTGTGAAAAACGAACGGCAAGAGCTAATCGGTTGAGCCAGGGATCATTATTCTCTATGGATCGATCTGATTCATTTAGGACATCGAATTTCGGTACTCTCTTCCAATTAAGGATAGCACACGCTAACTTCGCCAGAGGTAACTTTATACCCAAGGAACGATATAGACTAAGTGAAGGATTCATTTTCATCATTTGAGCCACCTTTAGTTGCTCTTTTGTAATTTTCAAAGATCCCGGTGCATGTTTCATATCCAATCCAAGACCTCCACAAAAGACAGGTAAGTACCAATTAGGTCTGTATTTAAACCCAATATAGTCATCACTCCATCTTTTTAGGAAGGCAGGGACTGAACATTTTGTCCAAGGACAGAGGTTCAGCATCTTGTTAACCGAGAGAGAAACTTGAGTTGGTAAGATTCCTTCATAGGAGTCTCCTCCTTTGATGAACCTTAGATTCAAGTAACCCTGTCTCTGCATCACTTTTCCGACTCTCTTGAACACTTGAGAGTTAATCATGCACATGTCTCTACTTAGGTAGTTCTTACCTAATGAGAGTTTTAATCCAGCATCAGCGGCCGTTTTACAAAAGATTTCATAAAACGAAGATTCACATTTAAATAACATGTCATCCCCATTGACGATGACATTCTCCCACATCGCTCTTCCTCTCTCCTTACGGCATCTCCGTTCAAAACTATTAGGGGATTGATTTATCCATCTTTTAATAGCTGTTCGGAATACTGCAAGGTTGATCGTACAAAGCAATGGAAAGCTTAGGGGATGACCCATAAGTTGACCATCGATCTGATCCACTGGGTGAATCTCCGGTTGTCCCTCGATATCGGGGTAATGGACAACACCTGACCCTGATAGGGCAGTCATAGCAATTTCATATAAAGGTGCATCTTTCAAGACAGAAAATGCACATAAGGTCGCATCCTTCTTAATAAGATCAGTAGCAGCTTCATAATCTACAGAACAAAAATATTCTAATGTTCTGCAATTTCTATCTATTTTATTTATTTTCTCAGTTAAGTCTTCATCAAGCATTGTTGAGAAGTCCTGTCTCTTCCAATCATCCAGCATAAGACCCTGGAGTGGTTGAAGTAAAGTATACAAATGTCCATCGCCCTTTGTAATTATTCTGAATTTTGAGGGTTCAGGAACGGAAACAGCTTCTAAATTGAGTGTTTCATATTTAAAGTCGTTGAGAATTTTTTCTTTACAGGTCTTACTAGCGACTTTCCTCCAGTTTTCCACCTCAATGTTAAGGTTTCGTAATCTACCTAACTTAACAGCACAATCGCCGCTCAGTGTAGATTCAAGGTTCAATGGTTCAAACATACCTAGCGCACCACCCTTTTTACGGGTTGCTTGTAGGCAGGATGAACCAGTAGGCATCATTTTGGTACCTTCATGATGACTTGTATTAGTGTGAGAAAAGATTTTGAAGGAAGTCTTTTCTAACATTTCACGCAAATCGTCAGGAAGTATCCCATGTGGGCTACT